AGAAAAAGGGTATGGGCCGCGTTGCTAACCGCTTTGTCTCAGGCTTTGCCGGTGAAGGTGTCACAGAAGTCGGTCAGAATGAAATCAGCATGGCCTTTGAGGGCCTTGGTGGTAAAGACATTAGTGATGAAGAAGCATTCCTACGCCGCCGCGAGAGCTTCCTTAAAGGTGGCGCAGCTGGTGGTATGATTCGTGGCGGTGGTTCCGCTGTAGCCGAAACAGCCAGTGGCATTAAGAACATGTCCACATCCCCAGAGATTGCTGATGATCCTCAAGCAGCCTCCGAACTTGCCAACGACTTACGCCGGGTTGCCAACGTAGATGGATACGACCTTCAAAACGTGAATACTGGCGCAACGACCGGCGCAAGAGCCGCTGTTGATACCCTCCACGCTGAATATTCGAGCCAAATTGAGTTCGAGTTTAATGAACTAGAGTCTAAACTTGGTATCACAAAAGAAGATCCACGCTATGAAGCTTTTCAAAAAGTCAAAGCCAACACTGCAAAGCGTAAAGGCAAAAACAAAGTAAAGAGCCGTGTAGATCCTAGTGATTTCGCTATATTAAGAGACTTGACGCAGGGAACAGAAGAAGGTGCAAATCTTCTTAAGCTCCTTCGTAAGTCAAATGAACTTTCATTCCTGGCAAACCAGGGTCTAAAAGGCGGTCTGTCACAGTACTTTGACGTCCTCAACCCTTTAGATACAGACGGACGTTATAACATTGGAAGAACCGTTGCCGCACCTATCTCTACTTTAGGCGCATATGGTACGATGGGAGCTTCTGTGTTACCAGCGGTCGCAGGTCGCGCTGTAGACGCCATGACAGGCCGTAGAAGCCGTGTTGCGCGTTACGTGCGTGAGAACCAGGGCAACCCAGGCATCCAGGTCCCAACAGAGCCTAGCCTCCGGGATCAGGACCAGGAAGCTACAGCAAACGCAGAGCGTGACGCACTCCGGGTAAACAACGAAGAACGTCAGACAGCTGAGTTCTTGGATTCCATTGACGCACCGCCAGCTGCTAACCCCAACAACCCTAGCCCACAAGCTCAGCTTGAGGATGCTACCGGTTTCGACAAGCAGACAGCTATCGATGTTGCAGCCATGATTGGCAACAGCAACTTCTACCCTGAAGCAATTCGCAGGTTTGCTACTGACTACATTGCTAGTGTTCGCCAGGGCGGCACTGTCGGTAAAAAAGGCGAGGGTGGTCTATCATCTCTTATCCGACTGATGAACCGCCTGGCTGATTCAGATCCAGATAACTACCCACGTGCTAACCCACAAAACCAGTTAGCCATCCAGGCAGCTGGAGGCGGTGGTCCGACTATTATGACCCGGGCTGCCATGCAACGTGAGCAGGGACGTGCGGATAACCAGGCTTTTAACGATGAGCTACAAGCAGCTGTAAATGCTGACACATCTATTGATCCACAAACTAAGGCTTTGGTCCTAGCAGGTCTAATCCAGGCACGTAAAAGCCTGGGATCTAATCCAGTCGAAGCTGTTGAAGCAATCTACCTCGATGTAGCGACCCGGGCCGCAAACCCACAGTACGCCGACCAATACATAATGCCGTATGTCGAGAGGGTAACGGCCCAGCAACAGCAACAGGCCGCCACAGAGCAACCTGCGGCGACTGAGGCCCCATCGTCACCTGGCCCAATCAACAGAAATGCGCCTATATTCCGTAACCAAGGTCCTGTGTTATCTTTAGCACCTGGAACCCCTTTATCAACAGACACAACTGCCCGGACAGGTACAGCTTATGGTTTGTTGCCATATCTAAGGACTGTAAGTGGTAAAACCTATGATCATCCAAGAAAGATTCTTGCTTCATCCAACCCTAAGAATGCCCAGCAGCAAATAGACAATCTTGATGGACTGTTGATTGACCATCCCAACACGCTGGCTTCGCCAGAAGCATTTACTGATTATCTTTCGGATGCAATGGGTAAGGCAAATAAAGACGGATCTGTTCCATTAATCCCTTACCGGGCCTTACAAATGATACAAGATCCTTCGATTATTGAGGATCAGCTTCTAAACCTGTCTGAAGGACAGAAATCTCTGGCAGCTGAGGGTTTTGCCGCAGCTGACAGTTTTAAACAAGCGTATGCTGAAGGTGCCGCAACCCCGGCAATTACCGGAAAGCTACTTTTATGGGGTATCTTAAGTCGCGGAGTGTCACCATTCATCCAAGAAGGTTTATTTCTTGATGTTGTGGTTGGCGAAGGTAAAACCAACATTGCACCATGGATTGAAGCCGCTGCCGAAGGTAAGTTTGATGTAAACGCTTATCTTGAGTGGGTAAAAGAAACCGTTCCTGAGTATTCACCAGGACGCGGCACCACATCAAACCTCAATTCATTCGGTAAAGACCTCCTTCGCAAAATGTCCGTAAAAGATGAAAACGGACTTACATCCATGCAAAAGCTTCATGATCTAATAGCTAACCCAGAGTTGTCTGGTAATTATATTAGACGCGAGTTTCACAAGCTAAACGATAGAGTTGGCATCAATAATAAAGTGCTATCTTTCATTTTACTTGTGACTGGTCGTCAGGATGTCTTTGTCCTTGACCGGGTACAGATGCGTAACTTGTTTAATGATGGAACATTTGGTGATTTTAACCTTTATGATGCATCTAAAAATGAAGAAGGCAAAGCTATCACTGGTTCTAATATGGCCCCATTAGGTGATGACACCATGGGCCTCCTTTATTATGAGGCACTAGAACGTGATCTTGCTCCGGTTATTAAGCAGGTCTATGAAAAGCTTGGTCGCGGCGATGACTTTTCTATAGGACGTTACCATTGGGAAAGTTGGGTTTCACAGTCCTTTCAAGAAGTTGACCATGGTACTATAGCTGGCTTGTTAAATGAGTCTTTGGGTTTGGAAAACCCTTTCTCTGGGATAACAACTAAAGAAGGCCGCTATAACCGTTTTGATAGTGGTGCAATCTATGGATATGATGACAATTTAAATCAATATGTCATCCTTCCAGATGGTCTTGGCAATTCTTTTAAGTTAACGCCTGAGGAGGCAAACAATGTCCTCAAAAGAGTTAGACTTAAGGGTGTAAAAAATGTTATTGTTCCACCGAACTTCCAAGTTAGCGAAAGCAAGGATAAACCCTATTATGAGCAACCGGAAATCAACAGAGAAGCCCTCTCAAGCGTCCTCAAAGAAGAGGGTGGACAACTTGTTACGACAGGGGTTCCAGAGACTAGCGAAGGTAACTCCAATGTCACCGGAAGTGGGTCAAGGACCGAAGGTGTCGCATACAACCGTGGCCCCGACATCCCCCCGCCGGGGACCAATAATGGACGCAGGTCCGAGCCTGGCACCGTTTATCAAACGTCCATAGCTGGCAGCAGACCCGCCACTCCAACTGAATCCAAAGCCCAACAAGAGCCAGTCAAAGCTCTTTTTGAGATAGGTAAAAAAGGGTCGCCATATGAGTTTGGCATAAAAGACATGGCAGAGGCTCGAAAACTAGCCAAAGCTTTGTTCCATTCTCTGACCTTATACAAAGATAAAAAGTCCTTTGAAGAAGCACTTGGTGGTCCAGCTGGAACAACCAGGGCATTCCGCATGGCTGATGGGGATGGTCCAGGTCAAGGGGGTCAGATTGCGGTACTCGATACCGGAGATTCCTTACAAAACCTATTCCTAGCCCTTCATGAGGTAGGCCATCCATTAGAAGCTGATTATAGCCCCGCCTACGCCCTGTCAGAACCTATGGTGGAGCGTAACTACTATACGTCCCCAAATGATGGTTTAGAGCGGCGCGGTGAAATCGATACATCTGACGGTTTGGGTGGTGGTTTCAAGACTTACAGAGGAACTATCCGGGACTTTGTCGCCACCCTACAAGATGGGGCAGCTGCCTTTAGGTCTGGTCGCATTAAGGATAAAGACACAAAACAAGCTGATGCCATTATCGAGGAAATAACTAACTTCCAACGGTTTTATAAAGTTGGGGGAACAGTTCCTGTTCGAGAAGGGTATAGCGAAGCGCAGCAAGCTGTTAGCGAGGGTGCTTTAACACTATCCGAAGCGCAAGATAGCATTACGGACTATGAAAACGAATATCTCCACATGCCCTACGAAATGGCAGCTGATGTTATTGCGGCCTATCTATTCGATCCAAGAATGGCAAAGCGGGAGATGCCTAAAACAACAGCTGTTTTACAAGTGTTGTTTGAAGGTAACCCGACTGTGCAGTTGTTCTCATTACCGTTTGCATCAGTGTTGGCTGTAATCATGGCAAACATGCTTATTGCTGAGCGTGAAGAAGAAGAAAAGAAGATGCCACCTCCAGGGGCTTTATCCTTAGGACAAGCACCAGGGGCATTATCCATATAGGAGTATGATATGGGATCACCAAAAGTACCCAGGGCCAAGTCAAAGCCCAAAGTAGGAAATGGTCCAGAACCCCACAAAGCACCTAAAAAGAACTACTTCTCGACCCTTATGGAAACCCCAGAGGGTCGGGAACTACGGCGGCAATGGTCTACCAAGAAGCGTAAGAACCCAGGACGTCCAAGGGGAGTACCAGACGGCTATCGAAAACATGAGATAGACCCGATCAGAGAGAAGATTCAAAAGGAAGCAGAGAAGGTAGTAAAGATTATGTCAGAAAAGTATGGCGTAGAAGATGAATATGCAAAGGAAGCACTAACGACAGCCGTAGAGGTTATGCGTGTCCCTGGGGAAACTCGAGAACGCCTAGCAGCAGCCCGGCTTGTCCTGGACTTCACCAAGCAGAAGCCGGTAGCAAAGTCAGAAGTGGCTGTCGCAAAAGCAGAGGACTTCCTCGCAAGCTTACTGACCGAAGACGATAATGGACCCGAAACTCAAAGCGGTTCGTAAACGCCTTTACACTGACTTTCCTTTTTATGCCAAAGCGGCACTCTCAATACGAACTAAAGAAGGCGAGATTGCTCCCCTAAAGCTAAATCCCGCCCAACAGATCTTGGACGATGCCGTCCAAAAACAACTCCAAAACGAAGGTAAGATAAGGATCATCATCCTTAAAGCCCGGCAGCAAGGTCTTAGCACCTACACTGGCGGCTACCTTTATTATGCCGTGTCACAAGAAAAGGCACGTAAGGCCATGGTTATTACACACCATGCCGACAGTACCAGGGCGTTGTTTGACCTAACGAAACGCTTTCACGAACATTGCCCTGAGATCCTTAAACCTCATACGAAGTATAGCTCAAGAAGGGAATTGTCTTTTGATGCACTTGATAGCAGCTATGTCGTTGCCACTGCCGGTGGTGACTCAGTCGGGCGGGGCGAAACGCTCACACACGTACATGCCTCAGAACTCGCGTTCTGGCCTAAATCAACGGCTCAAGACATTTGGAACGGTCTGCTGCAAGCAGTACCGAATGCTCCTAAAACTGCTGTATTTGTCGAGAGTACGGCAAACGGTGTAACCGGTATCTATCACTCCTTATGGGAAGGCGCAGTAAATGGAACCAACGGTTTCGTGCCTGTGTTTATTCCTTGGTATGTGGATCCCACATACATAGAGGATGTCCCTGAGAACTTCGAGCGTACTCCTGATGAAGAAGACCTAGCCGAAGAATACAATCTTACAGATGAACAGCTAATGTTTAGACGCCGTAAGATTTCACAAAACGGCATTGATCTATTTCGACAGGAGTACCCTGCTTACCCTGAAGAGGCTTTTCTAACTACCGGTCGCCCGGTGTTTAATCCAGAGCAACTTCAGAAATGCCTTACCGAAGCAGAAGACGTTAAAGAACGCCTGGCCCTCGAGGGTGATGAGTTCATCAATAATTCTCGAGGTGAGCTTACAACCTATCTTAAACATGATCCAGGAGGCCAGTATGTTATCGGTGCTGATGTGGCAATGGGTGTGCGTAACGGAGACTACTCAGTCGCCCAGGTCCTCGATAGCAAGAAAAAGCAAGTCGCCACATGGCGAGGACACGTCCACCCGGACTACTTCGCTGAAGTCTTATTTGCCCTGGGTGAATACTACAACACCGCCCACATCATCGTAGAGAATAACAGCCATGGCATCCTAACGTGTACCAGGCTGGGTAAAGATATGGCCTATCCTTCGTTTTACCAGGAAATCCAGGTAGACAAGATTACAGACCGTGAAACCGTCAAGCTAGGCTTCACAACAACATCCAAAACAAAGCCCCTGGTCATTGACCAACTTCGTGCCGCGATGCGTGAGGGCGAGTTAACACTTAATGACAAAACGACTATCCGGGAAATGATGACGTACATCGTTACGGAAAGTGGATCCATGGAAGCTGAACCATCATGCTTCGATGACTGTGTCATGTCCTTAGCCCTGGCAAACCATGTTCATGAGGGAGCCTGGGAACCTGTCGAGACACCTGAAGAACTATATGTAGAAATGGTATAATCAATGGCAAAGATCGAAGATTACGAAAAGCTAGAAGACAGCGATATTGTATCGATTGTTGACACAAACATCCGTCAATCAATTGGCTACATGGATAGCGATCTTGCGCGTGAACGCAAACGTGTAACCGATTACTATAACGGTACGCTACCAAAACCCGCTCATGATGGTAACTCAAAGTACGTCAGTCAGGACTGTTTCAACCAGGTTGAATCAATGAAGGCGGCGTTGCTTGAAACCTTCAGCAGCGGTAACCGTATCTGCAAGTTTGCCCCTCAGGGTCCTGAAGATACACAGATGGCTGCTGTATGCTCCGCGTATACAGACTATGTGGTTTTCCGACAGAATGATTTCTTTGGTGTTCTTCGGTCCGTGATTCACGATGGCCTGGTTGCACGTGTTGGTACAGCCAAAGTGTTTTGGCAAGAGTCCAGCCAGGTAGACTTGGAATCCTTCGAGAACATCACACAAGATGAGTTAGACATGCTTCTAGCTCAGGATGAGAACATAGAGCTAGAGGACAGTGAAGCTGACGACTTCGGTATGTTATCCGGCACTATTGCCATCACCCGGGATACCAGCCAGGTCGTTATTGAAGCTATTCCACCTGAGGAGCTATTGGTCGAAAGCCAGGCAGTTAGCCTAGACATCGATACAATTAACTTTGTTGCTCACCGCACACGTAAGACCATCACAGAATTACGTGAGATGGGCTACGATGAGGACAAGATCCAGCAAATAGGCGATGGGCATGAAGATGTTGAGATGGAGACGGATCCTGAGATCCTAGCACGTTTCGATGAAATTGGTGCCGACCGTGGTCACTCTAATCACGGATACCAGGACCAGATTAGAACCGTAATGGTTTATGAGGCCTATATAAAGATCGACATCGAAGGCACCGGTATTGCAAAGATGCATCGGATCCTAAAAGCCGGTAATGCCATCTTGGATGTCGAGCCGGTTAACAGGTTGCCTTTTGTTACCTTCGCACCACTACCTGTGCCACATAGCTTCTATGGATCTAACTTCGCTGAGAAGCTCATAGCAACTCAGAACGCTAGGACCGTCCTTACCAGGTCAATCCTTGATCACTCCATGATTACAAACAACCCACGATACATGGTTGTTAAAGGTGGCTTATCCAACCCCCGGGAACTGATTTCGTCACGCTTAGGTGGACTCGTAAACGTCACAAGACCTGACGCTGTCACACCAATGCAGCAAGCATCACTCAATCCGTTTGTTTTCCAAACTATCGACATGCTTGATCGAAATGCAGAAGACAACACAGGCACTAGCCGTCTTTCACAAGGCCTTTCAAAAGACGCAGTGAGTAAGCAAAACTCAGCTGCCATGGTCGAGCAACTCGCAACCATGTCTCAGCAGCGGCAAAAGATTATAGCCAGAAACCTGGCCTCTCAATTTGTCAAGCCGCTTTTCCACCTTGTTTATCAGCTATGTATTGAAAACGAATCCCAGGAAAAGATCGTAGATCTATCCGGTCAGTACGTAACTGTTGACCCTTCACGGTGGGAAGACAAGCGCGATGTAATGGTCGAATTACGTCTAGGTTATGGAGAGCAAGATCGTGAAGCCCAGAAGCTTCTGTCCTTGCACCAAATGTTTAGCCAGGACCCGACTATCCAACCTCTATATTCACCACAAAACCGATACCAAATGCTCAAGCAAATCCTGGAGCAACAGGGTATCTTGAATGTTGAGGACTACCTAACACCACCTGATCAACTACCACCACCTGAACCAGATCAAGCCCAGCAGATGCAAATGCAGATGGCCCAGAAGCAACTTGAGCTTCAAGAGCGTCAACAAGCCCTGGCAGAACAGAAGGCTCAGATGGATGCACAAATGGATCAGATGAAGATGCAGATGGAGCAAATGAAAGCCCAGGCATCACACGCCCTTCAAGCAGATAACATGGATCTTAAGGAAGCTCAGCTTGCTCATAAGAGACGTATCGATGAAGGCGAACTGGCAATCCTCAAGAGAACTGAGGACGTCAGGGGCATCGTTAGCCCGACAGGATAAAACGCTAATTAAGGAGAGCAAACTATCATGTTCGATGAAAAAGAAGAACAGCTCATCAATATGGGCAATTCGGCTGAAGCACTTCTCAACACTGAAGTCTTTACCCAAACAGTTAATACCATGGTGGATGGTTCGTTCCAGGCCTTCTGTAATTCAAAACCTGAAGAAACAGCGGTTCGGGAACGCACCTACAACCACTATCGAGCGTTGGTCGATATCGTCAGTACGCTACAGCAACGTGTAGCCATTAAAGACGAAATCGTAGCGAAAGCTACCAGCGACAGTGACAACAACCAAGAGGATGCTTAGCACCATGTCAGACGTGCAACAAAACACCCCCTTAGATATTGAAGATGCCATTCTGGCAAAGTGGGAGGACGCTGAGACCCAGCTATCCGAAGACACGACAGAGGCAACACCTCAGGATGATCAAGAAGAGACTACAGACATCCAAGAGGTTGATGAGGATACAGACGAA